CACTAAGGCAGCGCTTATCAAAGCGCTTACTGATACGCTGGCCGACAGTGATGTTACCATCGCAAACTTCGTAGCTTTCCAAAGCTAAGAAGTTTGTAATCATCAGCTAACAGCGGGGTTCGCCCCGCAAGGGGCTAACCATGTCTGTTATGTCGATACTCAAAGCTTTATCTTCTTTGGGTAACGTCCTTGCCACATGTGGCAATCTGATGACACGGTTAGGCTTTGCTCTGTCGCCGCCAAACTTAGGCGACGAACAGACAGAGCTTGACCTGGGTCTACAAACACCGAGACAGGATCCTCTAGCTCAAGGAGCAGAAGATGAAAAGCCTGATAGCAGACCATTCGGACGGAGAACTTCGCCGCCAGGTTCTCTTTGAACCTGAGACGAAGGCCCGTTCGGGTGACCCACTGAAGCTTCTCTTACGAGCCGCAATACAAGATGTAGTGCGGTTCGTACCTGGAGTGAAAGGTCTTGAGAGGGATTTACTTTCTCTCGAGGCGCGGTACGAACACGAGGGTGTCGGTTTCTTAACCGTAGCCCTTCCTTCCTTAGGAAAAGCCCTTGATCGGGGCCTATCCGACGGATGGTTTACCTGCCCCACCGGATTTGAGAAAGTCCGTGGGGGAGCGATCCCTAAATTGTTTCAGGGTTTGCTCTGTAATGTGTTCGATGCTAAAACAGGGGAGTATATTGGCTGTGAAGGAACTAGAGACGTTTACTACGTCTCTATTCTTCGTCAGCTTTTATACTTCTTCAAGAAGTACTCACCGTCAACTGATCGAGAAGAGTTACTCGATAAGAAGGCAAAGGAGGACTTCGCGAAGTGTGATCGTGAGATAGGGACAATTGCCCCTTTCGATCTGATCACATCAAACGTGTTGCCAATTTCGTTCTTCGAGGTCTTGATGACTTCTTAGAACTTAATTGTAAACACGGCCCTGGTGCCGTTGCTGAGGGTTTAAAGGCCAACCAGAAGTGGAAGGCCTTTTATACCTATCTATCTGATTTAGATACTCGATTGGACTCTGTTGGTTACGATACAGTGTGTTATCTGCATCGTGACCGCGAGGATCTTGTCGAGCTTAGCGGCGACCTTCCTGGCAACTGTGCTAGGTTGGTGTCTGTCCCGAAGACCTGTACGGCCCGAAGGACTATTACGGTTGAGCCTTTGTTGAACCAGTTTGTTCAGCAGGGACTAAACGACCATCTCCGGATGGAGATTGATCGTTGTTCCGTGATGAGACGCTGCCTAACATTGGCTACTCAAGTGCCTAATCAGAATTTAGCACTTGAGGGATCCCGTACTGGCGAATGGGTTACGATTGACCTAAGTTCTGCTAGTGATCGCCTCTCAACTTCTTTAGTTGAGATTGTGTTCGCTAATAGACCGAGATACCTCTCGGCAATCTTAGGTTGTCGTACTCCTCTTGTCGACATCGATGGTAAATCGTTGTTGATGAGGAAATTCGCCGGAATGGGTAACGCTACTACCTTCCCAGTCCAATCAGTGGCGTTTGCGCTTGTTGCGCTAGCGTCTATGATTGGGATTGGCAGTAAAATGTCAATCAAGAAGTTAGAAGCGCTTGCCAGTAATGTTCATGTCTTTGGCGATGATATCGTCATAAGACGCGAATATTATCCAGCATTTGCTGAGTGGATCGAATCCTGCGGTCTTAAGATCAACCGCGGGAAAACTTTCTTTAAAGGAAACTTTAGAGAAAGTTGTGGTGTTGATGCATTTAAGGGACATAAAGTCTCTCCAGTGTATCTTCGCCACGATCCATCTAAAACCTCAACAGACCCAAGTTGTTACGTTGGAGTGCTAAGCACTTGCAACCAGCTATGGATGCAGTGTATGTACTCTACGTCGATGGTTCTGAAAGATATCTTGGACAGGAAGTTTTCCTTGCCCTTGGTATCGTCAGAATCACCTGGACTTGGTTACCATACTCGTCATGAGGTTCGTTCTTTCCAACGTTGGAATAGAACGTTGCATAGGTTCGAAGTGAAGACCTATGTTCCTTCTCCTGTGAGGGAAAAGGATCCTCTTGATGGTATGGGGGCTCTAATGAAGTTCTTTCATTCCTCTGAAAGGAGGGATCGAGAGAAAGATCGATTCCCTCATATGCCTCGTTCAGGGGCGTATGATCGAGATCATCTAGAGTCTTCTGTTCGTCGGTTCAACTTGAACCTTCGAAAGAGGTGGGTGCCGTCAACGTAACGTTGGCGTCTACTTAACTATCACTAGTTAAGGCGGAGTGATGCGCGG